ATTTTCTCAATTGCTTTAACAGCACCTGTCATATTTCCACCAGCATATCTCTTATCTGATGCAATACCGATTGCCATTTTAATTTCTTTAGGACTAAACTTTGCTTCAGCAAGTTCATCTTCTTTCTTAGCAGCTTCCTGCCAAATTCCTAGAACTGAGGACTCAAGGCTGTTTTCCTTTGTCTCCAAATATTTTTTACCCATTTCTAATCTCCTTGAGTTTCTTTTCGATTCTTCCTAACATGGAAGTATCTTCTTCTTTTAATGATGTTAACAAATCTTTATAAGATTTTGATGCTTTGTCTTGAAGTTTTGTTTTATCTACTGGCTTCATCTTTTCATGTTTTTTGATGAATGCCATAGCAATTGCAGGTTTTACTTTAACTTTCTTTTTGTCTTTAAATTCTACTTCGTATTTACCACCAAGATTAGTTGCTTTTCGTAGTTGCATCAAAATATTTTTATCTGCAGCTTTACGATCATCATCGGTTGCAATATTATCATCATCAGCAGAATCTTTCTTACTTCGTCGGCCCATCGCTCTTTTAGCGTCTGCTCGAGCACTTGGCCTCGCCTCATCAATTTCTTCTCCTTGGCCTGGGGTCAAATCTTTAGTATAATTTGCATATTCATCTGTACCTATTTCATAAACTTCATCAACACCCTCTGGTTGATTGCTGCTCATAAGTATTTTAATTGTCTTAACATCCACCTTCATCAATTTCGCAATCTGTTCTGCGCTCTTCTTGTCTTTGATATACTGGTGCAACTGAGACATTTTGCCTTCATCAAGGTCAACTTCTTCTTTAACAATTCTATGATTAAACTGTGAATAACTAATATCATCACCTTTTTTTATGGGTACACCATCTAAACCAGCAGTTGATGCAAGATTAACAATTCTTGCCATGTGTGCTGCGATTGGTTTACCCTTTTTATCTAATTTTATTTTACTTTTATTCTTTGTATTCCAATCATCACGAACCTTCTTTGCCTTTTTCAATGCTGATCCAGCACCTTTAAATATATCAAGAATTTTTTGATTATTATCGCCGGGCCCAGCCATTACTACATACTGTTCCAATGCTTCACCAAGGTCAACTTCTTCTGTAAACTTAACTGGTACAAGTGATGTTCCTTTTTTAGTAAGAACCATCATTGTTGGTTTTGATTTGTCAGTACCCTTAGAATCTTTCTTTACCTTTGCAAAGTTATTTTTAGAGATTTTTACGACACCTTCTTTTTCATCATATTCGTAATCTCTATCTCTAAGCATTGCTTCATCAAGGTCATCTTCTTCTTTCTTAGGTTTATCGTGACCCATTAATGCCTCGTGGTTCTTAACAGCATATTCTTTAGCATCACCTTCGTCTTTAAATAGTTTTACTTCTTTTCCCTTTTGATCATACACAGCGAACATATCTGGGGTCTTTTCACTTTTACCAACGTGTCTACTTGGAGGCATTAACTCATCAAGTTCAACTTCTTCTTTTCTAGGGTTTCTTTCGAGTTCTCTTTTAGAAATTAAAATTGCAGCCTGTTGTGCCAGTAAAGAAACTTCTTCAACTTTAACTTCTTCTTCAATCTCTGGATTATTTTCAGACTTCATAACCACCTTTGCGATACTCGCAAAGTTTGCTTTCTTGCCTGTGTTAATCAACTTGGTTATTTTTGCTTTGTTTGCAGGGTTGACTTTATCAAGTGCTTGCGTTACTGCCGATGCAGTAAACAGGTCAACTTTCATTTTACCATCTGCAAACTTTAATGTCATTATTGATTTTCTTTTAACAATATCACGCAATATGGCAACATTGTCTTCAGAGATGTACATTGATTCCAATGCCTCTTTCATTGTTTTAGTGTAAATTGTCATAGTTGCGTCCCTTTTATACCTATTTATCTAATCTTAATTGTCTACTTTTGAACTAGCACGCCATTGAAAACAAGACCAATACCCTGCTGTAGTTTTATCTTTCTTTTCATCACAACTGTGTCTAGACCTAAATGCAGCTCTTGCTTTAGGGTCATCACGATTGATACCCATCTTTGGATCACCAAACCGAACGACCACTACTTTACCACTTGGGCCCATTGTGTATACTTTAAACTTCTTATTAGGGTTTTCACTCGTTCTAATAGGATCATTAAGTTTTACTTTTTTACCCTGATACTCTGCTTCTGCGATAACGTGATCATACAAATCATCACAATCATCACAACATGCTTCAGTAGCTGTTTCTTCTGGAACACAGTTTGGTACTTGTTTGCCACCCTTTGTTTTCATACCAACTTGTTTAAAACCACTCCAACAAGGATTTTCCTCTTCAACTGATTCTCCCCGAACTTGTTTTGCAAGGTCTTTGTCTGCCTTACCCCAAGTTCCAGAAGATTTGGTAACAAAAGAATTGACTCTTGCAAATGCCCACTGTTGTGCAGTAGTGCCTGGCCTGTGTCCTGTCTTGTATGCAGCCATTCCTCTGTCGTACACTTTCTTGAGAATACCGTACGGCATACCAGACTTTTCTGCTTTTGTTACTAAACCTTCAATCTTTTCATTTAACTCAAATTCTTCTACCTGTGTATCTAAATAATCTGACATATCATCAAGTCGAGATACCGCAGTTGCAACCTTGTTTGTCCACCATGTAGGCAAATCATCTTCATCACCAAGTTTACTTAGTTCACCTTGCATCTTTTGAAGAGCAGACATTGCAATCTGTACTTTGTTTTTCATTGATGCAACATCAGTGTGACCACTTTCGATTAACATTTTATTGACGTTATCAAGTAGAGACTCATTCTTTGAAAGATAAGCTGCGATTGCCATCTCTTTACGTTTCTCTTTAGACTTACCCTTGAACTGAGGAGCATCACTGTTGACGAAATCATCTATGTAATCTCCTTGATCTGCACCTTTACCAAGAACTTCATTATTTATTTTTGAGGTATCAGTTGCCATGAATGGCCCCCGACTTAAAACTTTAAACGCAAGTTTAACTTCATTACCAAATATTTCTTTTGGATGAATAATATTAAATGTAACCATTTTAGTATTATTATCAATACCTTTCAATTCCATGTCTATTTCTTTATATACTTTACCTTTAAATTTAAGACCATGAGCAGTTACAAGTTTCTGAACCTTACCTTGAGAAACTGCTTGTTTTGCTCTTTTCTCATCAAGTTCAACTTCTTCTCTTCTTAACCTTCTTGACTGTGCATTCTTTTTCAGAAAATCTTTAGGAACACCCTTCAAAAATTTCTTAGTTAGGTCAACTGCTTTTTCATATTCTGCCTTTGCCTTTTTATATTCTGGACTGGCTTTTACTTTAGGATCAGTCAAACCCATTGCACCTCTATTCTTACTTGTAATCTTCTTGAATTTTGCACTTGCATCATCCACTGCTTTATTCAACAGCGAATACATTTTTGCAAATGTTTCATAATCCGTTTTGTGATTTTTTACTTCACCATACATCTGTTTGAACTTCTTAGTATGTGTAGATGGTTTGGTTTCTGCACTTGCATCGCCAGGGGCAGGGCCAGACTTCTTTGATTTGAAATGTGCATCTCTTTTATCTTTAGTAGACTTTGCCATATCACCAGCATAATACTTTGCTGGTTGTGTGCCTTCTTTGTCTTTAATCTCTTTGTCTTGTTTTACTTCATCTATAGATTTTATTAAATCACTAAATGTGTATTTTTCCATTTGATATTCTGCCTTTAATTCTTTGGGTATTTTTCCCTTAGAAACTAATGTATTAATATATTTAATAAGTGCTCGGGAATCAATATCCCTATATCTTTTAGATACATCGACTGCCCACTTTGAAGGGTGTTTTCTGTGTTCATCATCTTTCATACCATCAACATAAGTTTTAACAATATTGTCCCACCCTTTAGGGTGAATAATCTGACTAATTTTTGTGATGGCTGAATTTATCCAATTAATTGAAGAACTGAGTTCATTAAGGTTTTCTTCCATCTCCTTAGTTTTCTTTTTCATCTTCTCTATGTAAGAACGATACACAGCAGCTTCAGCAGTCTTACCCATTTCTTTTGCACGTTGTTCCATTGCGATTGCAGCCTGTATCTTATGAGCGTGTTTCTTACCAGAACTTTTTATTTTGTTAACACTTGCTTTTGCAGTCTCTACGTCTTTAAAACCTAAACCTTGAATTGTTCCTTTAGGATTTTCATCTGTGTATAAATCAGAATGTTTATCACTTCCTGCTGGTTGTCCTTTTTTACGAGGTATTCTTGGTTCTTCACGCAAACGTGGTTCTCTACGATTCTTTGATGGGTCTTCATTGCGTAGGTTCTCAGGTTCGTTGTTCAATGGATTGTTATCTTTGTGTCCAACGTCCATACCCATTTTAGTTTTGTCACCCATAACTCTACGAGCTTTGTTTCGTGAAGAACGTCTTGCAATTTGTTCTGGTCTACCCTGATAATTATCATATTCTTTACGATAGTTTCTTTCACTCAATTCTTCTTTGGTAATATCTTCTAGTATAATATCGTGTAGCCATGTTTTGTGAACTTTGTTATCTTCATCTACATACGAAAGGTAGTTTGCACCTTTACGAATAACCTCACCACGAATATCGTTTGCTTCTACAATATCACCCACATTCCAAATTTCTCCTACGAGGTATGCATCACGCAAAGTTTCAAAGTCAGACATGTCTCCCATATTCCGTTCTTCACGAATACCCATGTATTTGCGAACATCACGATATAGTTTCTTTTTATCTGTATCTGATAATGTAGCAGGGATACCTGTACTGAATGAATCATAGTCACCATCTGAAGCAGCTGCTCGCATCTTAGATGCAGACATACCCTCTACGCCTTCTGCGTCAGGGTCACGTTCTCCAGCAGACACAACACTAATATTGTCAAACTTATAGAAACCATGTTTTTTTCCCTCAACACCATTATAAGTGTTAAGTAACTTGTCAAATTCTTGAACCCGATCAGAACCAGCAACCATGACTAACTTCTTGAACCCTTTATCATAAAGTTTTACTGCGATATTAATTGCGGTCTTAGAATCTTTATCTGCAATAATATTTTTTGCATACTTCTTAAACATCTTTTTCATGTACGCAACTTTTAGTGCATGAGGAAGTGGGTCTTTTTTAGGATTGGTTGTGAATGATGGATATATATAATATGGGTCTGAACCAGCAACCTGAGAAACCTTCTTAATAAGTTTTTCATGGCCAATAGTAGGTGGATTAAACCGCCCAAAAGTAAAAACAACAGTTTCTTTTGCTTCTGTTATGTCTCTAAAATTCTTCATTTGTCCCATGCCTTTATTGCGGTAAAGTTATTAAACGAGAACTCCATACGGTCTACTAGCTTAACCGCTCCACCACTTACTCTATCAATAGCAACATAACCCTCTGGGTTAGTCACCTTAAATCCATCTTTGGTCTTTACAAATGTATCTGTCAAACCCTTTACACTATTTAGTTTTTTGACAATCTGCATCTTCGCATCAACCAATAGATTTTGAAAAGTAATAATTTGAATTAGGTTCTGAGTATGTTTCTTAATCTCACGCATATACTCTTTCTGCATGTCTGTATATTTCTTTTTACCTTTATCAGATTTTGCTTTGTCAATTTGTTTTTGAATTGACATTTCTACCCATTTCTCATAACCCTTTGCATGATTATTAGGATTTGAAATTATCTGTCCTGCACGAACCTTTGAGTTGTTATAAGTTTTGAGAGAAGCTCCTGCAATAGAACCTGTCATACCATTCTGCACTGTTAGAAACTTTCTTAACGAATTAGCATTAATCTTTTGAAATGTTTTACCAACTTGTGATAGTATTTTTGTAATCTTATCATCTTCAGCCGCAGTAAATGTTGCCTTACCAGCAACATCTTTATAAGTCGCATCGTCCATCCACACACTTGTTTGTTTGTTAAGTGAAGTTATGTTCGCACCAAAAGATGCTTTCATATCCTGTAACGCATCACCAGTGTATGTGGTGTGCCAAACAATACCAACTTTTGCTTTGTTGATAGTTTTGCCTAATTCAGAATCAGTAGGCACAGCATAGACAATAGTGTTAGGTTGAAACGTGTAATACTTAGTGCCGTCAATAGTTTCTGATTCTACATCATCGGTAAACATAAGGTCACCTTGTAGAACGTCCTTGATGCCTAACTTCGAAAATTCTGCAAGTGCGACTTTAAATTTTGAGTTAAGCGCTCCCGATAAATCAGCATCAATCTCTGCGTCTGTCTTATACAATTTTGGATTGACATTAAATACTGATTTCTTCGCAACGAAAAAATCTCCTGTCTCTGGTTCTACACCAGCAAATATTGCAGGCGCTCCATCCCACTTGACTGTCATGTTAACCGAACTACGATTTGCACCAGCCAGCATATCTCTAAGCGACCGTAGGAAGTTTAAAGCTGCACGACCACCATCTACACCATAGTTAAGGATTTCATCCTCTAGGTGTTCTAGGTGAAGGTTCTTACCGCCCTTATCTTCTGTGAGTTGTGAGAATGACATCATT